AGAGAGAACTCAATGAAATGAGGGCAACTCTTAAGAAAAGAGAGGAAGAGACTTACCAAGCTAAAATGTTGCAGCTACAGGAGCAGGAAGGGGCTAAATTACGCAATGAAATTGAGCAAGCCTTGTCTGTACATAAGACTTTGCCAGACTCGCCTAAAACCGTTGCTAGGATTGCTGACGCTATGTTATTTGCTATTGAGAACGCAGATAGGTTAGGAATTGATGCATCTAAGATTAGAGTTGAGGATGTGCTTCCTACAGTTGAAGCAGAGATTCGTCAGGAGCTAGATGGGTTTTTGAGTGAACTTCCAGAAGAGCTATTTGAGAGCTATGTTGGGAAGAAGAACCTTGATAAGATGAGAAAGAAGAAGCTAGAGACTATTAAAACCAATAACTTAAGTAATGTTAAGTCTACTTCTAAGTCAATTGAAAGCGAGAAGCCTAAAGAAGACAAGAAGATAAGACAGCGAGATTACTTCAGGAACTTAGGTAAATAGTTAATATTTAACAACTAATTATGCAGAGAACTATCTTTACGGATATTAAAGAGATTCCCTATACCCCTTAACTGAGGATTAGGTGATACCGATTTTCTGGAAGTAAACGAGTGTGATTTTCTGATTTTTTAATAAACCCATAGGAGAAAGAAATGGACGCAAAAAATCTTAAAAATTCTCGTTTAGCTGATTTGGTATTAAAGAGATATCATGTTCACGCTAAAGTGAGTGAGATACCGGGTGCATCTATTGTATCAGACAACGTGGTCATTGACCTCGCTGAATTTGGTGCAGATGCCGTGGTATTTGACGCTTATTTCAGATCAGCAGCAGATGCGATTGAAAAAGCAACAGTAACTTTAAGTGGAACCGAAGCAACGCTTAACTTTACTTCTAACGTAGCTGCTTCAGACACAATTGATCTATACGTAGATCTTGACATTTAACTAAGGAGTTAATTTTTTATGAGTACAACTAACGATTTTCAAACAATGAACAGCATATACAAGGAAAGTTATGCAGACAAAGTTAAAGATTTGATTCCAGAAGGGAACGTTCTTTTAAACATGATTAAGTTTACTAGTGCTGACAAGCAACCTAAACATACTGGGTTGAATAGAGGGTAACTTCTATTGAGAAATCGGGCAAAATCGGTGGAACTCTTTTAATTTAGGTGATAGGTTAAAAAGACAATACCGAGGTAACTAGAGTGAGTAAAAAAACTTTAGCACCGTAGAGCATAGGAATTGAAACTAAAGATGAAAACAATAACAAAATTTAGAATAGAAAATTCCCAAGAGTGTCCGACTCCAACTGTTATGTTGGATGAAAATGTATGCCGAACTTCTGAGCGATCAGAAGAAATAGGGATAAAAAGCCTTATGATAACAAAAGTCAATGATTTCAATGACTTGGGTAACCTCTATCACCAGCCGTTAGTGCTCGGGCTTGAACACGGTATAATGTAATGCCGTGTATAAATCGGGATGTATCGGTGAAGGCTAAGGACAATGTCTAAGCTAATACCGAGGGTAAATGCCTCTAATACAGTATTTATCCGTAACGCGTAGAGAGTGAGCGGTAATAGCAATAATCTCTCCAAGAGCTTCCGACAAGAGTAAAATCTTGAAAATGTACGCTGACCTTATAGGAAACTATAAGAAGTAGAGGATAAAAAGCCTTTACGATAACAAAGTGTTTACTTATGGTGGAACTGGTGGAACAGCCTTCGCACTTAGAAACGGTGTTTCTTCTTCTCACGAAGATGGTCAAATCAAAGGATCAGAAATGGTTCTTAGATCTTACCTCTCAGTAGGAGCTGTATCACGTTCTAAAGGCAAAAATGCTTTCATCCAAGCTTCAAAGCTTATCGTTGAAAACATGCTTAAGTCTTTCGCAAAAAGACTTGAAGTACAACTTATGTACGGTCAAGCTTCTAAAGGATTAGGAGAAATTGAATCTGTTACTGGTCTAGTACTTAAAATTGAAGACCATGAATGGGCAGCAGGGATTTGGTCAGGTGGCGAAAAAATGCCTATCGAAATCCGTTCTTCTGCTTTTGCTCTTCGTGGTGAAGCAAGCATCACAAGCGTAAGCTTGAGTGCTAAAGAAATTACTATTGACGCAGTTCCTGCTGGTACTGTTGCTACTGACGTAATTTTTTATGCTGGTGCTTATGGTAAAGAATTTGCTGGGGTTCACAAAATCCTAACTAACACTGGTGTTCTTTTCAACATTGACGCTTCTGCTTATTCCCTTTGGAATGGTAACATCGTTAACGTAGGAACTAACTTCTCTGGTGGTGAAGCAGTTCTTTCTTTCGCTAAGATTGAAGAAGCCGTAGCTGTTGCTATGGAAAAAGGTCTAGTAGATGAAGATCTATTAGTTATCTGTTCACCTAAGTCTTGGAAGAACCTTCTTACTGAGCAAGATGCTAAGAGAATGTTCGACAGTTCTTATTCTTCTTCTAAAGCAGAAGCTGGACATAGTTCAATTCTTTTCCACGGAGCTAACGGAAAGATTGAAGTAAAGTCAAGCATCTACTGTAAAGAAGGATTTGCATACGCCCTTTCTATGGATTGTTTCTCTCGTATCGGTTCAACTGATGTGAGCTTGGATCAACCCGGATTTGAAGGGAAGTTCATCAAGTTGCTTGAGAACGCGAATGCTTACGAAATGCGCTCGTATACAGACCAAGCTTTGTTCTGTAGCTCGCCGGGCTTGAATACACTTTTACAATTCATTAAGAGCTAAGCTCAGGGAGGGTGGCTTTTGTCACCCTCTTTCTTTCTCAAACTCTTCTTTAACTTCTTTCCACATTTTTCCACCGCAGATATTGTTCACCATAGACCAACTCATATTCATTTTACTAGATATGTCTCTAATAGTCAATCCTTTTTCTTTTAGAATTAGAACTTGCTTAGCATCGTCTTTAGTAAATTTCATACCTTTAGGTTTAGGAACATAAGTATAATTTGGATGCACAATGTGACCCCAATACTCACCTGTTGCAATTTGTTGGACCTTAGTTTTTGATATGTTAAATTGTTTAGCAATTACTGACCTAGGTACATTATTTGCTAACATCCCTTTGATTTGATAAATTTCCTCATCTGTTGATGTTGCGTTGTGGACTTTCTCACCTGTGATTTTTCTTATGGCTTTTTCGGAAACTCCTTCTCCTCTATAATTACCTTTTAATATAGATGATAAATGTGATTGAGAAATATTGTACTTCTCTGCTATCTCTTTTTGTGTATATGACTTAGTTGTAGCATCTTTTTTCATTTGCTCAATTACTTCGTCACTAAATTTATGACTACAATCCTCACCTTTTAGTATCCTTTTTAGTCCTGATTCAATTGCATGCACCATGTTCTCACTTCGTGTAACCCATTCTAGATTCGATACGTGATTGTTATTTTTTACTCCATCTTTGTGATTTACCTGAGGCTTATTCTCAGGGTTGGGAATAAAAGCCATTGCTACTACTCTATGGACTCCTACTGTGCTTCTAATCTTGTTTTTATTACCAAGCTTTAGTATCAGATATCCGTCTTTATCCGCATTAGATTTCATCACCTTACCTGACTTACAGATTCTAATAACCCCAGACTCATTAACCTCATACAATCCTTCATAACCAACAACATCCTTAAACATTTTCCTTTCTCCATTATGGTAGCTTAATTACTACCTAAATGCATACTATCATATTAATTATAGCATGTCAAGTAATTTGGAAGGCTTACACAGATCAGACACTATTTTGTGGAAGGGTCCATCTTTGTAACTTGCTGATAAATATGTCAGCACCTTCTAATATTAGTTGGGTTTCTGAAGTAACTGAATATGGATGATAGGTTCCATCCATAAACTTTATGTCACTATGGTTTTGTGACAAATATGTAAATACTGTCAGAACGAACATCCTACAACCTCCACCTATTCAGTTTATCAACAATAATAACATTACCTAACTCTGTTTGAGCACCTAGTATCTTCCAAAAGACTTTCAATGATTTCCCTTTTGGTGTAGTTATAAAGCCACTCGTAGTTCCAACATATCTCATGGCAACTCCCATCTCTGACGATTTCTTTGTATGGTATTGCCAGAAATAATACTCCTTTTGGCTGGGTACAGAAAGTTGAGATAGTAATAGTTTAACCCTGACATAATACTAATCATGGCATCCTCCATCTTCTTAATGACATTATGTCAATATCAACACCTCTAGTCAAGTCAACATTATAGGTTCTATAACCAAATGCCCCACTCACTCCACCAGCAAATACTAGGATATATCTTTTCACGGCAACTCCCATCTCTTTAGCTTCTTAAACTCAATAACACTTCCTATTTTTATAAAAAGTCCCACTAAATGATTCCATGAAAATATTACCCCATTATTAGTTCCAATATACACTCTCATATATTCCATCTATTTAGCCTCCCAACAGTGATTAAATTACCAGACTCTGTTTGCTGACCTAGCATCATAAAAAACAACATTAAACTACTGCTTTTGGTTGAAACTATTATCCCACTATTAATACCAAGGTATCTCATGGTAATCTCCATCTTGTAAGATTATCGACAACACAATCTTCACCAGAATATACCCAACCATTATAGAGTGACTCCAAGGTGTCAATATAAAACCTACCAATGTTTTTGGATGATGTGAATATAATTAAACATCTCATGGTAGCCTCCATCTCTGCAGCACCGTATATGGAATAGCATTTCCCATACGACAAGTATAAGAATGAACTGTTGGAAGTCTATAAAATCTTCCTATTTGACGAAATCTAATATTTATCGAAATGACCCTCACCATGGTAGTCTCCATCTCTTCAATGCCCTAAGGTCAATATCTGCACCGTATTTAATAGCTATATCTGCAGTTCCCCATTGACTGAGCAAACCGTCACTGTGTGACATAGTATTACCTATATCACAGAAAGTAAATATAGTTAAAGATATATTCAAGGTAGTCTCCATCTCTGCAATAGCTTAGGAATAACTGTACACCCCTGAAAAATATTATAACTATCATGAGTAGAACCAGTTTTTGATCCATTTAATGAAGGTTCAGCATTAGTAGAAACATATATAGCAGTGTAATTCACGGAATCCTCCATCTTTTAAGTCTATCAATAGGGCAGTCATCTCCTGCATACACCCATGGATTTAATTCTGTTCCATCCTTCTCTGTAACACTATAATACGCACCCGGCTTTGATCCAAACACAATCAATAGTCTCATTACGGCAATTTCCATCTCTGCAACTCCTCAAAAGCGAAACTAAGTCCTCTACGTAAGCTGTATATATCAAACATAACTACTGTGTCTCTAAGTCCTGTAGTAATCCTGTATATCCGTATCTCTTCATACGGTCTTCTCATGGTAAATCCCATCTATCCAAACAACTCACCACTACATCTCCACCATCTCTTATGTAGTCAAAGAATAATCCCTGTCTTGGCAGAGACTGCTCTATAATTATTCCTCCATCACCGTCTTCTATCACATTCTTCTGGTCAAGGAGAGTAAATACTGTTAATAATATATATTTAGACACTATGGTAATCTCCAACGTTGTAATCTATCTATTGGAATATCCTCACCTAAAGATATCTCGTAAGAAAAGTCATAATAACTTAACTCTTGTATAAATCCTCCACCATCGTCCCAATTGAATATAGTAATAACCCTAATATACTTTTTATGTATGCTCACGGCAACCTCCAACGTTGCAAAAGATCCAAAGGTATGTCCTCACCTTCTTCTATGTCTTCCTGAAATCCCCATAAATGGACATCCCCAATATGTCCCTCATCACCACTCCAATAAAAAAGCTTAATTATCCTAATACTCGTCATTTCAACACCTTATCTAAAGTTACCCCATATACACTCTACCATAGTTCCAAACACTTGTAAAGAACTTATTTTTAACAACTATATGTAGCTAGTCTTAGGAGTTTCCTCATGTCTAAAACCGTACAAATAGGTTCCAATATATACACTATTCCAGAACAGGGCACTAACCCTCCATGGGGTGAGGACCTAACTGCTTATTTAGAGGCTATTGCAGACGCTTTAGCTAACGTCCAAGGTCCTAACGACATCCTAGTAACCTCTGCTAACCTAGCCAATAACCAGACATCTTATGCTAACGTAGCAGGACTCCAATTCAACACAGCGCAAGTCCAATCAGTAGAAATCAATTATTTAGTAATCCGTACATATGATTCAGGATCTTCAGTAGTTACTGAATCAGGCAAAATCCTAGGAAACTATGATGGCGCAGTTTTTAGCATTGCTACACAACATGTTGGCGATGCTGGGATTACTTTTGACATAACTAATACAGGTCAGGTTCAGTACAAGTCTACTGATTTGACCAACCATGTTTCCAGCGTAATAAGATTTTCTGGAAAAACCATCGATGAGCCATAATCTTTAGGAGATATAAATGACGATTAAGAAGACTACATTCAAGAAAGGTGTTGTTTTAAAGCCAGATACGGAAGCCCTAGAAGGGATCAACGGAGAACTCAAAGTTGACAGTTCTGATGGCAAGTTTAAAGCAACTCTAGGTGGCTCTCCTAGAGAGATTACAACTAATGACCAAACACAGACCCTCAGCAATAAAACTATTGATTCAGCTAACAATACCTTAACGGTAGATGCTGATGAGGCTTCTGTTTCTAACTTGGAAGTGGATAACCTAAAGGCTGGGGTTCTGGATACTGATCTTACTTCGGTTTCCGCTTCCGATGATACTCTCCCGTCTGCTAAGGCGGTTAAAACATACGTGGACGCAGTTCAGACTAACCTGACTAACCACATTAACGATGCTACAGATGCTCATGACGCAAGTGCTGTCTCTGTAGTACCTACTGGCAACCTTGCTGCAGATGATGTCCAAGAAGCTCTAGAAGAACTTCAGGGAGACATTGACACAAATGCGTCAGGACTTTCTAACCACTTGTCTGACACAACAGATGCTCATGATGCTTCTGCTATTTCTAATGTGCCTTCAGGAAACCTCGCTGCTACAGACGTTCAGGGGGCTTTAAACGAGCTTCAGAGCGACATTGATACCAGAGCCTTAAGTTCTACTCTAAGCTCTCATACAGGTGCTTCTACGGGAGTACATGGTGTTACTGGTAGTGTTGTAGGAACTTCTGATTCACAGACTCTTACTAATAAAACTATTACTGGTGCTTCTATTCAGACTCCTATTAGATCTGATGTAAAGCAAGATACCAAAGCTAATCTAATTACCTATGCTTCTACAGCTACTGATGGACAAATTGTATTTGCTACAGATGAAGAAAAGATGTACCAAGTCCTAAATAACGGACTTGTAGAGCTTGGAGCTGGTGGTGGAATTGGTTCAGTAGACATATTATTCGCTGATACTTTTGAAGATACAGTTATTGCTGATTATGCTGTTACAGGAACTGTAGTAGTTACTGAGACATTAGCTGAGGTAATCCAAGGCGAGAAGACATTAAAAATTACCCACACTGGCGGAGCTACTGCTAAGAGAACTCTGGATGTATCTAATAAATTCCAGAATAGAATCTGTAAGCTTAGTTTTGACTACTATACTACTGCTACTAGCGGTAACTTTAACTTAACTATAGAAGATGAAACTAATAGTGTTATCCTAGTAAATGCTGAAGTTATTACTCCACAGGGAGCTGACTACAACTCTTCTAAGAGAAGTGTTACTTTTACTATTCCTGAGACATGTGACAGCTTAAGCTATTTGTTTACTGCTGTAAGTCAATCTGGCGTATTTAGCTATGTTGACAACGTTGTTATAGAGTTGGGACAACAAGCTAGTATAGAGGGAGAGATCCTAGTTCCTGTTGTAACGGAATGGGTGGATGCTGGAGTTCTTTCTATTACTGCAACTACGTCTAATCCAACTAAGGGAACCACTGCTGTAGATAAAATGTGGTGGAGAAGAGTTGGCGACAGTATGGAAGTGCGATTTGAATATCGTCAAACTGTTGCAGGGTCTGCTGGTTCAGGGGACTATCTATTCGGAATACCTGCTGGGTATCAAATTGATACAAATAAAATTACTTTCTATAATACTGTTGAGGGAACTGGAGCTTGGACTACAAATAACATAGTAGGAAATGCTTCTGTTAGTAACTCTACCACTAATGCTGAAGGTAGCGTACTAGCTTATGATTCAACTAAAGTTAGAATTGCTAACGTTTTTGAAACTGGACAAGGGGTAGTGGGATCAGCTCACTTTCAATTGAGTAGCACACCTATACACTATGCTGCTTCTTTCAAAGTCCCTATCCTCAATTGGGATGTTTCAGAAGCTCAAACTATCCCTCTCACTCAAGCTGCTTTAGTCCAAGAAAGCGATAGCATGATCCAACTAAACACTAGAGGTTCTGGTGCTGCTGGATATGGTTCTACTAATACAGCTATTGCTAGATTTACTAACGTACAAGCTTCTATAGGTTCTGATATTACTTATAGTGATAGTGCAACTTTAGGTGCTAGTTTTACTATTAATACCGATGGTATATATCATATTAGTTACACAGGTGTTGCTGACGGAATTAGTAATACAGGGATAAGTAAAAATTCAACACAACTTACTACTGATATAGTTTCAATAAATGTTTCAGATAGACTAATGGTGGATGTTAATTCTGCAGCAGGGAATGAAGGGGCAGCCACTTGGTCGGGATACCTCCAAGCTGGTGATGTGATTAGACCTCACGGAACTCCTTCTATTTCTGTAACTGTTCGTAATGCTCGTAACCACTTCACTATATCCAAACAAGGATCTCTATCCCAAATTAACGTCTCTGAAACAGACAAAATAGACATTCCTACCTCTGAACTCCGCTTTGAAGGAGCCTCTGCTAGAGGTGGTACAGCTACTGCTATAGTGAAGTTTGACACCATGACTAAGCTACGTGGAGATGCTTTTACTATAGTGAACACAAGTGCTGATGGCACTTATGTCCAGATGAAGAAAGCTGGAAAATTAGATGTTTCAGCGAATGTTCGACTTTCTAACTCTACATTTCAGTTAACAAAAAATCAAGTAACACTTACGTCATTGTCATCTACATCTAGTGAAATTTTAGCATCTACTAGTCCCTCTGGAACAAGTGAAGACGAGTGTATTTCTTGGACAGGATTTGTAGTAGCTGGAGATATAATTAGAGTAGCTTCTGGTCAGAATCCCGGCTCTGTAGTATATAATAACCTAAACCTAACATTCCAAGAACAAAGTATCCAAGTCTCTGTTACCAACCTCCTTCCTCAATTCTCAGAAGCAGATAGCTCTGTTCGAGTGGACACAGCTAATGGGTACGGCTCAACTGCTACTAAGATCCGTAGATTTAGTAACGTTAGAGATAACTTAGGAAGTGACATTACTTATGCAGATAGTGCAACAAATGGTGCTAGTTTTACTGTAAACAGTGATGGTACATACCATATTAGCTACTCTGATAACTTTACTGGAAATGACGTTTTAGCTATTAGTAAAAATAGTGCAGAACTAACTACTAATGCTGACGCTATCACAAATGCAAGCAGACTAGCTCTTTCACAGACAGCATCAGCTAACGCAAGAACTAACTGTTCTTGGCAAGGATATTTAATAGCTGGTGACGTAATTAGACCTCACGCTAACGGCACTACAGGTGTTGATACAGCAGATGTACACTTCACCATCTCTAAAGTCGGTAAACCAAACATCACTGGTGTAGACTTAACTAGATTTATTCACACTAACTTCCAGACTAACCAACAAATTAGTCATACAGCAGCAGCTAGTACACTTCTAGACAGATCCAGTGAGGCTAGATTTACTTTAAGTAACTTAGTTAATGCTGGTAGTGCAATTTTAGCCATAGAAGATGACTCAGGAAATTCACGTACAAAGTTTGTAGCAACAAAAGATTGTACAGTGGATGTTTCTGTAACAGGTCCTAATAATGCAGCAGGATATGCAGCTAGTATATATAAAAATGGTGTTGTGGCTATAGGCGGTAATACTATTGGATCAGGATCTGGTCAGCAACATACTGTATCAGGACAGCTTTTGCTAAATAAAAATGATTTTATTACAGTCGGTATGGCAGGGGATAGTTTTTTTAATAATTCAGACCCTGTACGTTTACTTATAATGGCTACAGCAGAAGTAGAAGCAACAGTATACAACCAATCTGGCACAGAAAACACATTCAGTGCTCGTATTGCTAACAACGGTACTGCTACTATAACTAGTCAGAGTTATAGCTTTATACAGAGTGTTAGTAGATCTGGTGCAGGTGTCGTTGTTGTAGACTTTGTTCCCGGATTTTTTACATCAGCACCGTCTGTCATAGTTGCTTCATTGGACACAATTAGTCCGTTCTTAAACGTTTCACCTACAACCTCATCAGTTACAATAGTTACAAGGGGTAATGCCACAAATACTCTGACCGATTCTGAATTCTCAATAGTAGTTCAACGCCAATCCACAGATTACAAAAATCCTAACGCATACGCTGTTGTTGTTCCACAACAAGTAGCGTATCTTAAGGATGTGAAGACTAGCGGCACAGATGGTGGTACTTTTACTAGTGGTTCTTACCAAACTAGAACATTAAATACGTTAGAGGGAGATAGTTTTGTAACATTGAATGCAAACCAATTTACACTAGGAGCAGGAACTTATGATATAGAAGCGTCCATCCCTGCGGTAGATGTAGATAGGCACAAAGCTAAACTACGAAATATTACTGACAGTACTGATGCTCTCTTAGGGACCTCTGAATTTGCTGCTGCGGCAGGTGACGGTAGTAATCACAGCCTCATCATCGGAAGAGTAATCATTACTTCAGCAAAGGTTTTTGAAATTCAACATCAATGTCAAACAACAAAAGCTACTACAGGATTTGGTGTTGGTGCTGGGTATGGCTCAGAAGTATTTTCTGTAGTTAAAATTACTAAGGTACGCTAGTGGAAAGAAAGGAACGCTGGGACAGATTATTTGACTATAACTACTCTGTCTCAACAGCGTTCCCAGAAGAGGCAAACAAGGAACTCTTCTTACAACAGAAAATACTTGGCGAAACTAACGAAGAACTATACGAACTAAGGATACAACGTATAGAAGAAATAGACGCACGGTGGAGAAAAGAGTGCGCAATAGCAGAAGAAGAACGTAAGCTTAAAGTTATAACAGACCAAGCTACAGTACTCCTAGACGCTAGTAATAAGACTCAGCTTCCTGATGCTGAATATGTGGACGAAGACTTTAATGTACGTCCTTACACACAGGAAGAGAAGCTAGAGTGGCGAGAATATCGCAAGTATCTTAGACGTATCCCAAGATTGTTTAAGAATAAGCAGATACTAGAATTAAGAGTTATGGGATTTGAGGAATGGCGACTAAACAAGCCAGTATATAAGGACTAATATGAAAGACTTATTCAAAAAACTAATGGGTGGACAGTACGAGAACAGTGTACTAGACAAAGCTAAGGCTGAGAGAATGAAGCTAGATGCCCAAGACCAATCCAGAAAAGAAGCAACAGACAAAGCTAGAGAACAAGATCCTAGAGCTGCAGCATTGTATAAACTTAAGCAGTCACAGGACTCTGAGTATGAATCAGCTAAAAAAATGACTGCAGAAGCTAATGCTGCTATGGGTGTAAAAGACCCAAATCAGTCTCAAGAAGAATATGATCTTCAACAGGCTAAAAAAGAAGAACTTAAGAAACTAAAAAGAGGCTACTAATGTTTTGGATAAAAGATCCTAAAAATGACAAACCTAGTGTCTCTTTGACACTCCTAGTCATAGGGTTTATTACAGTATTAGCTAAGTTTCTCCTCTCTGGAGTAGTCATAGGTGACATAACTATGGGATCTATTACCGCAGGGGACTTTGGAATAGCTATATCACCTTTGGCGGCATTATATTGGGGTAGGAGAACTTCTTCTACAGAGGAAACAAAGTAATGGCAGTTTTAGATAACATCCTAAAGAAAGACCTTGTGGGATTTAAGAACGATGACGGAACACCCTCCTACGAGAGCATAAACAGCTCTGGAAGCAGTGAGATAGTGGACGTAAGTGGTACTGAGCAAGGCTTCACTGTAACGCTGGATTACGCCAATGGAAGCGGTTTAAACGTAGATTTTGTAGTAGAAGTATCAACTGATGGAACCATCTTCGTTCCTATGGGTGACACAGATACAAATATTGTAGATGCTAGTGGAACTATTATTTGGGATATCCAATATAGCAATGTTGATTTTGTAAGAATAAGCTGGACAGTAAACGCTGGTTCAGCAGATATATACGGAAGATTCTCTGGTAAGAGGAGACATTAATGGCTTTTGTTTATAAGTCAATAAATCCTGCAGCAGTAGGTGGTGGAGGGTCCTCAGATCCTTACGTAACGTCCTTTAATGCTACCACCAGTTGGGGATCTCCTAGTGGTGGAGTTTATAGCTATCAAGTGTTAGAAACAACACATGAAAAAGGGCAACATCCTATAGTGCAAGTATATGAGCTTTCTGGTGGGATATATGAAGCTGTAACACCAAATAGCATAGATGTAGATAGTTCAGGAAATGTAACAATAACAGTCACTGAGGTCCTAGACGCTAGGTTCCAAGGTAAATTAGTAATATTATAAGGAGACAATAAAATGGCAAACGGACCACACAAAATCAAAGGTAGTTTAAAAGTCACGAGTAACGCTGAAGTTCAAGGTGATCTTAAACTCTCAGCAGAAACCGCCTCACGGGCATTACAGATTGACGGATCTGGGAATGTTGAATCCAGTGCAGTAACCACTACTGAGCTTGGATACCTCTCGGGGGTAACTTCTGCAGTACAAACACAGATCAACTCTAAAGCTTCTCAAACTGATTTAGACAACCACATTAACGATGCTTCTGATGCTCACGATGCTTCTGCCATCTCTAGTGTACCTGCTGGTAACCTAGCTGCTACAGATGTGCAAGGAGCATTAAACGAACTTCAATCAGATGTTGACACAAGAGCTTTAGACTCTGCTGTAATCAAGAAAGACGGTTCTGTAACTTATACTGCTGCTCAGTCAATGGGTGGATTTAAGATTACAAGTTTAGGCACTCCTACTGCTGCTTCTGATGCTGCTACAAAAGGATATGTTGATAACGCTCTAGAAGGTCTTAAGCCTAAAGCTGCGGTTCGTGTTGCTTCTACAGCTAACGTTGTAATTGCTTCAGCTCTTGAAGCTGGTGATGTTATCGACGGTGTAACACTTGTTGCTGGCGATAGAGTACTCTTAAAAAACCAATCTGCTCCAGAAGAAAACGGTATTTACGTTGCTTCTGCTTCAGGTGCTGCTTCTAGATCAACTGATTTTGACTCAGTTTCTCCTATAGATGAAATCAACAAAGCTTTCGTTGCAGTTCAAGAAGGTACTGCTAACGCTGGTAAATTATTTGTACAATATGGAGTTGTTGCAACTATTGGAACAGATCCTATAAACTTTACTTTCTTTAACTCTGTTTCAGGACTTACTGGAGATGACGGTATTACTGTTTCAGGATCTAGTATCTCTGTAGACCATGACGGACAAGGTTTGGCTTTCTCTGCTGGACAGTTAGTAATTGAACTCGATGGTTCAACTCTTTCTAAGTCTGCTTCAGGTCTTAAACTTTCTGACACTGCAGTAACTCCGGGATCATACGGCTCTGCGTCAGAAACAGTTACATATACAGTAGATCAACAAGGTCGTCTTACTGCTTCTTCTGAGCAATCTATCTCAATCACTGCTTCTCAAGTTAGTGACTTTGCTGAAGTAGCTCAAGATTCTGTAGGAACTATCCTAGTAGATTCTGCTTCTATTGACTTTACTTACAATGACGGTACTCCTTCTATTACTGCTGCTGTACTGCCTGCTGGTGTAGATCACGACTCGTTACAAAACTTTGTTGCTAATGAGCACGTAGACCACTCTTCTGTTAGCATTGCTACTGCTGCTGACTCAGGTCTTACTGGTGGTGGTGATATTACTGCTACTAGAAACTTAAGCGTAGATATCAACGGAACTACTGCTGAAACTTCTGCTGCTGATGCTGATAAGATCCTAATCTACGATGCAAGTGCTGCTGCTCTTAAGAGTATGACTAGAGCAAACTTCTTAGCCGGAATCTCTGCTGGAAGTGCTGGTGACATTGATGAAACTTCTTTTGCTGCTGCAAATAACCAAGCTTCTCCTGCTAACGTAACAGGACTTGCTTTTGCTAACGCTACTGTAAGAAGCTTCACTGCTTTAGTATCAGTATTCGTAGATGCAACAAGTGACCTATTTGAAACATTCACACTAACTGGAATCCAAAAAGGGTCTGATTGGGAAATGAGTGTGCAAGCTGTGGGCGATGAAAGTGGATTAGCGTTTACAATTACTACTGCTGGACAAATTCAGTACACCAGCACAAATATTTCAGGTCACTCAGCTACTGCAGTACGCTTCCGTGCGATAACTACTTCGGTCGCTTAATAGTGTTGGGACAACAGGGTAAGGGATAATTCGATAGGAGTTCTTGGTGAAATTAGAGAAGGAATTATCTCAGCTTGATCCGGGTGGAGTCTTAAAATCCGCCCATCAAGATAAGAATAATGCACTAAGGGTTACTAATGCGAATACCTCGGTTCCACCGAATTATTCCAGAGTAGCCCTTACTTATAACGCACAGAAATCTGTGACTAAGGCTGTGTTCTATGAAGGAACATATGCAGAAGTGCGCCACATTACCTTTATTGCTGACTCTGCTGGTAGCTTAAATAACACATATTTTAGCTTGTATGCAGAATATGATGAAGCGTTGTATCATGTTTGGTATAACGTAAATGGTGCAGGAGTAGATCCTGCTCCTGTTGGTAGTGTAGGAATAGAAGTTCCTATAATAACCAACGAAACTGCTGAAATGGTAGCTTATGCTACAAGATTAGCATTACGTAATATAGAAGACTTTGAGACGCAAGAATTAGCCCCTACAAAGCTTAAAATTACCAATAGCCGCAAAGGTATTGCCAGTAATACAGTCGATGTAGGAACAGGCTTTACGTTCGTTACAGTACAACAAGGATCAGAGTCACTAATTAAAGTAGTCGATGTTCCTTTTGATGGTAATCACAGATACGTTTTTAACACTCAAGAGAAGTGTTTTGACGTTGAGAGTATAGTCGATGCTAGTGCTGGCGCTAATACTATTCCAACAGTGTATAACGTGGTTATAGGAGTTGGAGATATAAACATAGTACAAGCTTTGGCTATTACAGATGGGACAAGAAAATTACTAGTTAAACATAGAAATGGTGGGGACATAGAGTTTGGATTCACTGCAGCATTACCTACTTACATGACACTTCCTAGAGGGAGTAGTTGGTCAGAGGATGGTTTGCTTTTGGATAGTCAAACTTTGTATTTTAGGACAAACAAAGCTGGGGTCATAGAGATCCTAGAATGGGCATAAAGGGGAAAATATGAGCATAAACAAATTTCAGTCGATCTTTGATCCGACAACCAATGAGTTGGACAATGTTGGGTCGTATCTTAAAGCTAGTGATGGTACGCTTCTAACGCATACAGACGTTGGTGGCAAAAAGGCACTAGATGTTAACGTTGCTGCAGGTATTAACGTTGAAGTAGATCTAAGTCATCTAGACGACAGTGTTCGTTTAGGAAATGGCACAGACTTCTTTACTAGTACTTCTGAGAACGGTGATATTGCACTAGATGTACATATATCTAACACCAGTCTCGTTGTAACTGCTACAAATCTAGATATCAGAGACTTGACACATGTATCTGATTCTGTTAAAGTAGGAGATGGTACAGACTTTTTAGCAGTAGAGACAGACGGGTCTATAAACGTAAATTCCAAGAAAGTTGGGATGTCAAGTTTAGCTCACAGTGCAGTAAGTGTTACAACTACTGAAACTCAGCTTGTTGCTTCACCTCTTTCTGGAAGAAAAAGCATCCTAATCCAGAACTTAGGTAACGCTAACGTTTATTTAGGACTTACTGGTTTAACTACTGCTGACAGTGTGTTACTTCCTAAAGGTGCTTCAGTAGAATTTGAATATGGAGTTGGAATAGACTTATATGCAATTACTTCTTCTGGTACTGCTGATGTGAGAATATTTGAGGCTGCTTAATGACTGAACAAGAAAAGATTGATTTTTTACTTAAGATTCTGAACAATCAGAAGTTTGAATTAACGCTCAAGGAGGCTAACGACCTCCTTGTGGCGTATAAATGGTTATATGAGATGAAACAGAAGTCTGCGGAGTCTAAATAATGGGCGCTATAATAGATAGAAATGCAAACTATGGTGACGATCAAACTGCTGTAGCAGATATTACCAACTCTTCTGGTGTTGAAAGCGATTTAATTGTAGGAACTACTGCTGTTGAGATTAAGGTAGGAGCTACAAGATTGACAGGACGTAAGCTTGTTACTTTTTATAATAACAGTAACAATACTATCTTCTGGGGATATAATAATACTGTAACAATAGCAACAGGTACTCCCATACTTAAAGGACAGGGAGCATCTTGGGAAATTGGCGATGCACTAGGTGTATACGTTATATCAGGATCAAATAATAATAATACAAGGATAACTGAAGGTGGCTAAGTACAAAGTAACTCCTACAGCAGAAAGTATTCCTTATGATGATAATGGAAACACTATCTCATTGCAGGAAGCTCTCGATGACGTTAAATTAGAGCTAGATAGTGTAGTTGCAGGTGAATCTGCTTATTCCTATCATAAAATAGATATAAATGTTAATGTAACGATAAAAAATAACCAGCACATGATAACTACAAGTTTAGAACTTGATGGGTTTCTTGATGTGACTGGAGGATTGGTGATGTTATGAGTACAGCGATAAACAGGGCTATCCTATTAAAAACGAGGACAACGCCTCCAGAGACTGTTGACTCTGGTGAGGCATACTTCTGGTTAGAAGGAACTAGCTTAAAATACAAAGACGACACACAAGCTGTCAACACTCTTTCAGCAGGACTTTCTGCAGAGCAAGTACAGGATATGCTTTCTACATTTCTTGTTGCAGGATCAAGTAAAATCTCTCTAGTTTATAACGATGCAGGTGACACACTAACTATTGATGTTGTAGAATCTAACATAGTACATCAAAACCTCTCTGGAGCAGGAACAAATACACATGCTCAGATTGACTCCCACATAGCTAATACATCTAATCCTCACAATGTTACTAAGGCTCAAATAGGACTTGGTAACGTAGATAATACTAGTGATGCAGATAAGCCAGTTTCTACTGCTCAGCAAGCTGCACTAGATCTTAAATACGATGCATCTAATCCTAATGGATATGAAACTCCTGCACAACTTAACACAAGAGATACAAATAATAGAAATAGAGCTAATCACACAGGAACTCAAACTGCTTCTACTATCTCAGACTTTGCTGAAGTTGCTCAGGACTCTATAGGTAGTATTTTAACTGATACAGCTTCTATAGATATGACATACAACGATGCCGGGAACACCATTAGTGCTACAGTCCTTCCTGCTGGTGTAGATCATGATTCATTACAAAACTTTGTTGCTAATGAACATATAGATCATAGCACAGTAAGTATTTCAGCAGGAACAGGGCTTACTGGTGGTGGTGACATAACCGCAACTAGAACATTAAACTTAGCTAATACTGCAGTAACTCCTGCCACATATGGAGCATCTGGTATTCCCCAATTTACTGTGGATGCTCAGGGACGTATTACTGCAGCTTCTAATGGTCCTGCATTAGTTATCGCTGATAATTTTGAGCAGTTCTCAGACCTCACTGTGTTTACTACTACATCAACAACAAACGTAGCCGCTGCTTCATTTACTACTACTACTAAACAAGTTGGATTATATAGAATTGCGGTTTGCTGGGATTGGACTTATTCTGCAACTAACTCTGATGCAATATTTAGTATCTTTCTGGATGGAGTTTTAGTTGATGGAGAGTTCAGAATGGAGGCTTCAGAAACAGCTACCCAAAATGTTCCTTTCTATTGGTTCTTCTATTCTGATTTTGTTACAGAAACTACCCATACAATCCAGCTTCAAGCTAGATCGGAAACTGGTGCTGCAACGACTACCGTAAATAGAGTTAGAGCAGAAATTTGGAGAGCATCATAATGTTTAATATATTTAATTTCACAAAACTAATTGCAAATCCAGCTAAGCTAGATCTTGACTTTAGAAATCATGCTACATTTAAAACATTGTATAATTACATAAACACTAAAGGAACTTCTTTAACAGTTCATTTTAAGGTGAACCTAACTCAAGCACAGATGGACGAGTTAACTGTCTTTATTAATGCATATAGTGATTTTTCAGTATTCGATACACTATATAAATACATTAACTCAGATGTAAGACCGTTTACTGACAGACTTCTGATTGAACTACAGGCTAAAAATATAGAGCTAGGAATCACACAGATGAATAAGACAACAGAGGTGTTAGGATTTTTTGAACATGCGGTGCTTCTGCCTAGTAGGACGAGAGCCGTAAGTTTAAAAGGTGCCTTTGACACGAACAGTCTTACTGTGGTTTTGGAACTCCTTGTGTATTATAGAGCAAATAGTTATTTATACTCAGATCTAACTCCATTCATAACTGATGCAAGGCTTGTTGAAATTTATAATAAAATAGCAACGTTTTTAAACATACCACATATATCATGAAAGTAAAAATTGAAATATTATTTAG